AATTTTATCTAACGAAAGTTGTGATAACATTCCTTTTTGTTCTTTAACTCCAATCCCAATGCCACATAGATTTTATGGAAGAAGTGTAGCCGAACTTGTAGAAGATGTTCAATTAGTTAAATCAACAGTAATGCGACAATTGTTAGATAATATGTATTTAACAAATAATAATCGTACTGCCGTAATGGATGGCATGGTTAATCTTGATGATTTATTAACTACTAGGCCAGGGGGGATTGTAAGAACGAAACAACCACCTAACCAAGTAATAATGCCTATGCAATCTCAAACGATTTCGCAACAAGCATTTCCATTATTAGAATATTTAGATACAGTTAGGGAATCAAGAACTGGTGTAACAAGATACAATCAAGGACTAGACGCAGATAGTTTAAACAAAACTGCAACTGGTGTTAATGCACTAATGACTCAATCACAATTGAGAATGGAATTAGTAGCAAGAGTATTTGCCGAAACTGGTATCAAAGATTTATTCTCAAAAATATTTGAACTGACTTGTAAGTATCAAGACAAAGAAAGAATTGTTGAATTAAATAATCAATTCATCCCTGTAAAACCTACGGAGTGGAGAAATAAATTTAACATATCAATTACGGTTGGTTTGGGTACTGGCTCTAATGATCAACAAATTATGATGATGAATAATATTTTGGAAAGACAATTACAAGCTTTCCAATTACAAGGTGGGAAAGAGTACCCAATGGTGAGCCTAAAAAACATTTACAATAGTTTATCTAAAATTATTGAAAATGCTGGTCTTAAGAATGTGGACAATTACTTTGTAGATCCTGAACAAGGAAAACAAATGGTACAACCAACACCTCCACCACCACCTACTCCAATTGAGAAAATAGAATTTACTAGAATAGCAAGTGAAGAAAAACGTAAAGTTGCAGAGTTGGAAGTTGCTCTTAAAAAAATCAAAAGTGATAATGCTGGTAAAGTTTTGGAATTTGAAACTAAAATCAAAGATATGGAACTTAAGTATTCTACACAAATTGATAGTGTTAAAATCAAGGCCGCAGCTGATTTAAATAAGATCATTTTAACCAATGAAAATAAAACTTTAGAATCTGCTCAACAAGCCTCTCAAAATTTACAACAAGAAATTGAAAACTTAAATGAACAACCAGGAACAGGGGAAACTCAATCAGGAGATAACCCAATCGAACAAGGCTAAAGAAATACTAGAAAATACTTTATTTCAAGAGTCTTTTGAAAAGCTTAAAAATTTATACTCTACAAGTTTATTAAACACAGGAAGTAATGAAGGTGAAACTAGAGAAAAACTTTGGTTAGCTTATCAAGTGTTAAATAAAGTTGAGCAACATTTTAAAGAAATTTTAGAAACAGGAAAATTGGCCTCTAAACAAATGGAAGATTTTAGAAGCCAAATTAAAAACAAAAAATTCTAAACAAATAAGTTTAGGATAAGTCAACCTCATAAGAGGAACTTAACTTAAAAGGAAAACTATGTCAGACAATTATGCTAACCCCTTAAAAGGAGCTGAAACTGATGTTTCAAAAGCTGCTGATTCAATATTAGGATTATTAACCCCTAATAACGAAGCACCAAAAGAAGAAGAAGATAAAAAAATTCAACAAAATTCTCCTGAACTACAAAATGAGGAATCTTCTAACGAAGATCAACCCCAAGAACAGGAAATAAAGGAAGAAGAAACAGAGGTGGAGTCTCAAGACGAAACCGAAGAAGAAACTTCCGAAGATGTATCTCAAGACGAAGAACAAATTGATACTCAAGAGAAACAAGATTCCACTTACAATGTTAAAGTTGCAGGTCAAGAATTTGAAGTTACCCTTGATGAGTTGAGAAATGGATATCAAAGGGATGCTGATTACAGACGAAAGACGGAAGAACTTTCTTTAGATAGGAAAGACTTTCAATCTGAATCTGAAAAGCAAAAACTAGACTATTCAAATCGTTTAAACGAATTAAATAATTTAGTATCTACAACTCAACAACAATTAACTGATGAAACTAATAATGTGGATTTAGAACAATTGTATGAAGATGATCCAAGTGAGGCAATGAAAGTAGAGCATAAGTTAAGAAGAAAACAAGAAAAACTTAATTTAGCTATGCAAAAAGTTCAAAGTGAACAAAAAATTCAATTTGATTCTTATTTGCAAGACCAACAAAATAAACTGACAAATAAAATGCCAGAATTTTCTGATCCTACAAAGGCCTCATCATTAAAAAATAATATGAGAAATTTTTTATCCTCTCATGGTTTTAATAACCAAGAAGTAGGACAAATTTATGATCATAGAATTATAATGTTGGTGAATGAAGCAATGAAATATAGAAGTCTGCAAAATTCAAAACCGAATTTAGCAAAAAAGATTTCTAAACCTTCAAGACCTTTTTCTTCAGGAGTTAAAAAAGATGCTAACGATATTAGTTTGTCTAAAAGAAAAGAAAAGTTTAGTCGTCTAAAAAGAAGTGGAAGCCAAAAAGATGCTACCAGTATATTTTTAGATATGATTAACAACTCAAACAAATAGGATATAATAATGGCGATAGTAGCAAATACTTTTCAGTCTTATACGGCTATTGGTCAAAGAGAAGATTTATCAGATATAATCTATAATATCTCACCGACTGAAACTCCGTTTATTTCTGCAATAGGAAAAACAAAAGCAACGGCAGTAAATCATGAATGGCAGACAGATGCACTTAAAGATGCTGCATCAAATGCACAATTAGAAGGTGATGAAATTGCATTTGCTTCTGGTTGGAACACAGTAACAGTAAGATTGGCAAACAGAGCGCAGATTTCTAGCAAACCTGTAATCGTTTCTGGTACACTAGACGCAGTTTCTGAAGCAGGAAGAAATTCAGAAATGGCTTACCAAATCTCAAAAGCTTCAAAAGAGTTAAAAAGAGATATGGAATTTAATCTATGTGGAGTCAATCAAGCACAAGCCGCAGGAAACAACACAACTGCTAGAAAATTAGCACCTGTTGATTCTTGGATTAGAACAAACACTGACATTGGTGGTGGTAGTGGTGCAAATCCAAACGCAACTGGTACTAACGCAAGAACTGATGGAACACAAAGAGCATTTACAGAAGATATGCTTAAAGGTGTTGCTGCTTCTTGTTGGAATAATGGTGGTGAGCCTTCAATGATCATGGTTGGAAGTTTTAACAAACAGAAAATCAGTGAATTTACAGGTGGATCAACTAAATTTACGCAAAGTGATGAAAAAAAACTTGTTGCATCAATAGATGTATATGAGGGTGATTTTGGAACTATGCAAGTTGTTCCAAATAGATTCTCAAGATCAAGACAAGCTTACATCATGCAACCTGATATGTGGGCTGTTGCTTTCTTAAGAGATTTCACTTTTAGTGAACTAGCAAAAACTGGTGACTCTTCTAAAAATTTCTTATTAGCAGAGTACACTTTGGAAGCAAGAAACGAAGCTGCAAATGGTATTGTAGCAGACTTAACTACTGCATAATTTTATGTAACTCAATGGTGGGGATTAATTTCCCCATCATTATTAAATTAATAATTTTGATTTCTTTGAAGATTTAATAATCGGAACGAAGCAATACAAAAAAAGGAAAATAAAATGCGAACACTAAACGACTATTTTTTAACTGTAAAATTAGCAAATGTATCAACAAGTAGTTCTACTTATGTTGTAGCCCCTGATAATGGAAAAATTATAAAAATTTCTTCTGTTCTAGGTGGTGCAATTACTGGTGGCAATGCTGCGATAACTTGTGAAATTAATGGAGCCGCAGTAACTGGTGCTGGATTAACTATTACTCATAGCTCATCAGCTGCTGGTGATGTTGATATATCTTTCCCAACTGCAGCAAACAATGTTTTAGAGGGTGATGTAATTGAACTAATCACTAACGGTGGTTCTACAAATACACATTCTTTAGAATTTACAATTGTTATAAGAAGATAATTAATTATGTTATGGGGAACATATTTTGCAATGTTTCCCCATAAAAACCTAAAGGAAATAAATTATGCCAATGGTAGGAAAAAAAAAGTTTTCATACACAAAAAGTGGAATGAAAAAAGCAAAATCTTTAGCTAAGAAAAAAGGCAAAAAAGTTAAATATAAAAAATAAAAGGAAAATAATATGAGTTATAATTATGCGTTAAGACCAGGAACTACACAGAAAGTGTCATTTACAGCTTCATCAGTA